CCGATCTAGCCGTTGTGTACTGTCTCGTCTGGCATCTCAAGGTCATAGCTCTGCGCTCTCTCTATCACAAGAGTAGTTATGCCTGTCCCTCCGGCACCTGTGACAGTTACCGTCATAGGCATTGCTTTGAGCTCGCTTCCTGTGAAGCCTGAGCCTTTAGCTATGCTGCATGTCAGCGGGTTAGCTACTGTGATAACCGTAGTCGGTGCATACGCACTCTTTCTGTTACTGTCAGACAGGACCTGCATTGTAAGCGTGTGCTGCGTGTTTGCAGCCCACCCAAGTGTCTGTGCATTAAGCGTCAGATGCTGTGCGGTCTTTACGCTGCCGAGCTTTCTGTATGAGCCACTTACTATCTCATATATCTCTGCAAGACTCTGCATAGTACCATCGTTCGTGCCGTAGTCCCACGATACCGTGAAGTTACCGCCCGGTCTGATTATCTTATTATCAAGTCTGATAACAGGTGTTGCCGGTGCTGCAGACAGGTCTACCGTCATAGTGTTACAGTATGGTCCATAAGTTGCCTCGTCTCCATTGTGTCTGATCAGCCGGACTCTCACATACCACTTTTCACCGAGTGCACATCCGCTTATCTTCCACTGCGCTGCGTGTAGGTTCGATATCTCGTATGTATCCGGCTCGTCCGTGCTTTCCCATGCGTCATCATGGTCAGACCACGATATCTCCGACGAGTCAGCTTCTTCCCACGGCCAATTCCACGTTACAAGTATCGTACCATCGTCTGACACCTGTCTTGCGCTTGTTGAAGTCGGTGCTACAGGAACTGCTCCGCCTGCTTCTACCTCATCCGACTCCATTTGCACACTTGCAATAGAGTAGATGCTGTATGAGCCTCTTGACGTTGCTGTAGGTGTAGAACCAACTATCGCCTTCGCTATGAATCCAACAGGAGTCTTGCCTGTCCAGTTCGGACACTGCACCGTAACTGAAGAAGATCCGTGCGGGATGTACCCGATCATGAACGGCTTCTGCGGAGGCGTTGTTGTCATACTGCAGTAGATTGCTATATACGAGTCGGGAACATCTGACGCATTAGTTACTGTTATGGTCGCTTTGTAGTTCGTCTGGTTGACCGATACAGACATATTTGTCGGGGTCTTCAGCTTTGCTTTAGACACACATTTAATATCACTGTAGCTGACCTGTCCGCCCCACTCTGCCTTGATTCTTGTGAATAATACCTGGTCAAGGTCAAGAGAGTGCGGAAGCGTCATCGACAGCCTCTGCGTGCCGGATGTATCTGCAGCCTCTGTAAAGTCGCTGAAGTCTTCGCCAACCGGCACGGATACGTTAGGACCCGGCACTGTGATAAGGTACTGATGTGTGGTCTTTTCTACTGGATGCGCTGCATCGTCAGGTGTGTTGTACCCTGATGTAACTGTTATGGTGTTTGAGTTCGGGTCGGTCGTTGCTACCGAGTCAACGTTTTGCGGGGCTTTTGGCTGTGCATATACACGCTTGTCATAAGTCCACGCAGAGTCACCACCGATACCCCTTGCTACGGCTCTTACGCATCTTGTTATAGAATTTGTAAGGTCGGCTTCTGTCCACGCCTGTGAGCCCGATGTACCACTACCCGAGAGAGCAGCCGAACGCCACTCTGACAGTGTGGATATGTCGCCCGGACAGTTCACCTTTGCTACTGTCTGATATTTGACGTCAGTAATTGGAGCATTATCTCCTGCAGCTCCGCTCCAAGAGAATGTCGCCTTGTTGGTTGCATTATCTTCGTGAGTCACCGTTGGTGCCGGCGGAGGCAGTATGTTGAAGTCTCTTGTTGCAACAGGTGACCACAACTTGCCTGTATTCTTGCCTCTTACCTGTACCCAGAACTTGTGGGCTATAGGCTTACCGCTGTTCGGATATAAGGCAGATGTGTCTATATTATTTATAGTTGCGCTTGTTGCACTTGCGCCCGGCTTTATTGTCGTTTTCTGCTTCTGACCCTGATCCGTGTCGAGCCACCATACAAGCTCCTGCCCTGACTTGTTGCCGGAGTAGTTCTCGCCCTTCGTCCACGTAACTGTGAACGTGCTGCCGGACAGTTCTATCTTCGATATAGCAGGTGCTTTTGATATTGGTGTTGGGGTTACAGTTCCCTTTATCTTTGCTTTTTTCTTCGCCATCAGAATGCCCTCGCTTTCAGTTCAAGTCTTCTTGCGAACTTATCAGCCCATGCTTCAGGATCCTGCGCTCCGTCCACCGTCATGCTGATGTTGAATGTGTTGCCGGACCTCATATCGTCCAACTTATCCCAGAATGGATCCAGAGGAACGATCGCCTCAGGTCCTTTCTCACCGCCGCCGAATAAAGTCGGGCCGTTCATGATACCGCCCTTTGCATACCAGCTTATTGACAGATGCGGTATAGAACCTTTGAGAAGGTCTCCGACCTTCCACCCTGAAGGCGATATGCTGAAGTGTGGTGTCGGTATATGTGGCGTTGGCACCTTAAAATCAAAGAACCCTTTGATCTTGTCGATTATGCCTTTAATAACATCTTTGGCAGCCTCGACAGGGTTCTTCATTACTTCCTTGACCTTATCGAATATGGCTTTGACCTTGCCTGTAAGACCATTGAAACTTAACACCGACATAACATTCGATGCAAACTTCTTGATAGGCCCTATAGCACTCTTCACCACCGAGTTTATGGCAGTAAATACGCCCTGTATTATAGCTGCGACCGCCTTGATCGTATTGCCTACCGACTTTACTACCGCACCTATTACCTTGAAGCCCGCTCTGAGAGCTCCGGCCAGTAATGACGCAAGCTTTGTAAGTATTGGCGTCAGGAACTGTATGACAGGAGCAAGCGCAGAGCCTACCGCTGTGGCGACAGAACCGACTTCCTTGAATAACTGCTTAAAGAACGATATGGCGTCACTTATTACAGGCTTCAACGCTGTGCCTATAGAAGTTACGAGCGTCCCTATCGCTGTTCTGAATGTCTCACTCTTTGTGTATACCATAACGAGTGCGGCGATCACTGCTGCTATCGCTGCAGCTATACCGAGCATCGGAGCTGATATCGCTGCGACAACAGGCATAAGAGCACCAACTGCGCTCGCTATAGAGCCGAGTATGACAAGCAGAGGACCGCCTACTGCAAGTAGTCCTGTTATTCCGACTATTACCGCACCAATAACAGGGTTGCCCTGCATTACGTTGAGCACGCCCTGTATCGCCGGGAGTACGTTTGCGTTGATGAACTCCGCTATCTGCTGAAGTGTTGGAGCAAGAGCACCGCCTAAAGTCTCCCACAGGTCACCATAAGCGTTCTTCATCTGCTGTATCTTGCCCGCTGGTGTTTCAGCAAGTGTCTTGTTCATGTTACCTACGTTCTGGGTAACTACTTCGGCAAGGACCGCTGCTCTCTCCTCTTCAGTACCTGTCTTCAGAATCTTCTCCTGAGTCTCGTCAAATGAGATACCTACTTTTGAGAGCGCTCCTGTCTGACCGTTCAGGGCTTTACCAAACAGGTTGGCTATTCCTGTCGCATCCTGTGCAGTAGCATTGACGCCCTTTTGCTGTGCGAGCAGATTACCCATAGCAGGGAGCAATGAGTCAACCGTTCCAGGCATTTTAGCAAACGTAGCGAGCTGTTGAGCACCCGAGAGCGTTACTTCGTCACCGATTACACCTTCCTGCTGCAATGCTGATGCAAGTTCCATCGTTGCTTTCGCCGCCTGTTTGGTGGCGCCCATTCTGGTCTTGTAAATCTCAGTCAGCTTCGTTTCGGCCATGTTCTGCACCTGGTATGCGTCCATCGCCTTATTGATGCCGGCAATGATTGGAACCGATACCGCAGTGGCTATTGCGCCGGCTTTCATCATACCGCCACCAAGTGACTGCAGTTTTGAGCCCATACTCTGCGCAATAGCCTGTCCGCCGCTCGCACCCGCTGCCTTTGCCTCAGGAGCTATTGCCTTCTGTATACTACCGCCTATCCCTTCGGCAGACGGTACTATTTGTACATAATATTTACCGATGTCAGCCATTGTTCTTCCCTTTCAGAATACGGCTTCTTATTTCTTCATATTCCTTCGGCGTCATATCGTGGCTGTGGTCAGGCTCTTGTCTGACATAAAACTTCTTCGCTATGCTCTTCGGCTTATTCCGCCCCTTAGAGGCGTCTTCCGTCTTCGCCCACAGGAGCATGTTGCACACATCAAGCAGGCTCGCTACCAGAAGCGTCTCCGGCCCACATTTGACGCCGCCTATTTCCATCTTTATTCTTGAATCATCCCTTAAGCCAGCAGCGAGCGTGCTCAGTAATGGCACCGGCACGCTCTTATAATCGTATATGTGATATGTTTCGGCCATGTCACAAATGAATGCGTCTTCATCGACTGCGATCATGCTGGCAAGGGTCATCAGTTTTTTCCCAGTGCTGTAAGTACCTCCGTCACCGCTTCTGTGATACTGAACGTTTCCCCATCATCGTTGACAAGAGGCACGATGCCATCTTTTCTTATCTTGTCATAGAGCTTGTTCCTCTGCTCCTCACCGAATATCTTGAGAACCACATCTGAATAAATGGATCCATCTGTCTTACTCTTGGCAAGTAGGTCTATCAGCTCCATATCATTGGCAAGCTTCTCGTTGACCTTGCACTGAAAACCGTTTGATAACTTGATTGCTTTCATTCTTGATCACCTCAATTAAGCGTTCTTGATGTACTTGTACATCTTTGCGCCAGTTGCGTCTGGAAGACATGCGATAGTCATGTCATATCCTACTGCTTCGTCTCTTTTGTATACCTCGTCTCCGAGTTCTGAGATTTTACCACGTGGGATGACAACTCTGCTGTTTGCTCCGCTGTTCGTGATCATTTCGACTACCCAGCTTGCTTCTTCAGGTTCATCGTCATTCTCGGTTACTGCAAGACCGGTAGCCAATGTGCCTGTTACATTATCAGCACCATATACGGCCTTGATAGTGTCAACGTTCAGCGCTTCAATAGCCTTCATCGCTACTGTTACATCTTTGGATGTCTGAACGACCTGTACTGTTGCTCCGCCCCATTCCTTGATGTCCTGAGACTCAACAGAACGAGCGATCGTGATTCCGTCTTCCGAGATGTAGCCCATGTCCTTGAACGCTTCGTTAAGAGCTGTGGTTGCATCTGTAGGAAGAGCAGTGCCAAGTGGCGCACGATAGACACCACCAAGTGAAGTTCTTACTCCTGTTGTTACGTTAGTTGCGTCCATTTCTTACTCCTTATGTGTTATTTCATACACCGCCTGGTAGCGATACTGCTTGGCGGTAGTATTTGTGTAGTTATAATCTGATACGCAAACAGAGGCCGACACACCTGTGAGCGTATCAGCCTCGTTCATTGCTTCTTTGACTTGTTCGTTCAGCTTTGCTGCATCTGCGAGACTCGCTGCATAGGACTGAATCGCAAATGTCGATGTCACTATGAAGTCGCTGCGTCTCGAGCCTGTTTTCTCCAACAGCACATACTCTTTAGGCGGCTTTGACGGTCTCTCCATGTAGGCGCTGAAGCCTTCATCAAGTAAATAATTAAGTACTACTGTTTCAATCATTTCTATCTCCCTAACTTAAGTAATGTGTTGTTGTTCAGGTTGTCTTGTTCAGCTTCGTCCGTGACAGACACAACGATAACTCTTGTGCCCATCATCTTCGCTTCATATCCGACACCTGCGACCTGCGCCATTCCCTGCGCACAGGACATACAGGCGTCCGCTATCTCCTGCGATTTCAGAAGCTGGCCAACTGTGTCTCTGTTAAGCTCGAAGCCAGACTTACTCATAGCGGTCCACCGTCACTTTTTTGTTCCAGTCCAGCGGGATGTCGCACTCTATCCCTTCAAGAGGGATGCCGAACGTCTTCCAATCCTTACCGAAGAACGATACTCTCACATCTTCCCAGTCGTGCTCATCACCTTTGGGAATTGCAAGAGTATATACGGCTTTCTTCCCATAAAGGTTATGAGAATCAAGCTGCTCCTGTGCGTTGGAAGGTGTTACGAGTACATTGTGGATAACTACCGGCACTTCCTCGTACTGTTTGTTATTGAACTCGTCTACACCTGTCGGCGTCTTCTCGTATAGGATGACATCTATTCCTCTGATGTGGCCGGCCATAGGTCAATCACCCCTATCTGCTGTCTTCTTAAGCCGAGCCTTGCGAGCTCGCTCTTCTTTATGAATAGGCCTCCGCCAGGAACAAGATATGTCCCTGAGAACGAGTAGCCCAGAGCTGACTCTGACGTCTGCGTCATCGGCTCGGAGTCTGTCGACGTCATCAGAACCCGGGCAACCACATCAACTGTGACTGACTTCGCCACAGACGCAAGCGTCTCGTCTTCGGCTATCATCGCATCAAGGTCCTTGCCGACCTTTGAGGCTTCACTTCTCAGCGAGTCCGAGACAACAGGGAGCAAGGCTTCCGCCCGCTCCGTCTCAGATGTGCTCAGAGGCCTCCACAAAGCTGATATATCGCTGATGGTTGCGAAGTCTGCCATTGAGGCCACCTCCTAATTAAGCGTTGTGATATACAACTGATGTTGACTGTGTGATCTTGTAACCAAAGGCGATTCTGCCCTGTACAGCAGAGCTTCCGATGTGTGTTCCATCAGCAAGGTCATTGACAGCAACAGGTGTGTTCCATGCTTCTGCGAAGTGGCAGAAGTCACCGTTTCCTACTACGTAGTCGACTGTCTTCAGAGAAGATCCTGAGCCTGTTGTCAGACCATTGAGGTTGATCGCTTCATATACGGGGATTCCTGCAAGCTTGCCCATGTATCCAGCGCCAAGCTCTTCAACGTTAGCTGCAGCGCCAACGAACTCTGGGCTCTGAATCAGCTTTGCATAAGTGTCCGATGTTACAGCGATCCAAAGCTTCTTAGGATCTACTTTCGCTTTCTTTACAGTAGCGATGTCTGTGACCATCTTCTCGTATACGTTGCTCTTTGTAAGAGCTGTTGTGTCTGATGAAGCTGTGCCGTGAGCAATAAGGTCAGCTGCAAGTGCAGCGTCAATAACGTTTGCAAGAGCATATCCTGCAGAATCAAGTCTCTCTGCTACCATACCGTCTGGAACTGCTGCGGCCATGAATCCGTCGATGAGCTCGTTTACTGCATAGTCATTGTCGCAGACCATTGTCTGATAAGTTGTAGCCGGGTTGCTGATAGCAAGTCCTGTAGCTGTTACGTAAGCACCAGCTGTAGCTTCTGTTCTTACAGGGATCTTTACTGCGCCGGCAGCTGCAGATCCATCATGTCTCTGGTTGAAAATGTTCGCGAATACTGAGTTAGCTCTAAGCTTCGCGTCAACGATCTTGGAATAGCTTTCCTGTTTGTTGGTATCCTGTGCCATAATAAATCTCCTTTATAATTTGATATTAGGGTTAAGTTTTTTGAACGCCGCAGTTACACCGTCTTCTGCAGGTGGCTGTTCAGGGTTGTATTCAGGAGCTGTCTTAGTACCCACAATACCTTTGAGCGATTCAGCGCTTTTCCTTATTGATTCTTCATCTTCGCCCTGCAGGAAGTTTTCCGCTCCATATGCAAGCCCCATCTCTCTTGCTATCCGGATTTTTACCGAGTCCGTCTCGTACTTAGCAATAGTGCCATCCTTTTCCGACAGCTGTGTCTCAAGTGCAGCCTTCTCATCTGTCAGCTTTTTAAGCTGGTCATTCAAATCGCCGAGTTCTTTGTTCAGGTCTTCAGTCTTCTTTGCAAAGTCTTCTGGTGAGATGAAGTTCTGGAACTCCTTTCTCCCTATTTCTTTGCCTTCAAGCCTCGCCTGACCAACAAGATTGTTCACTTCTTCCTGAGTGAATGTTTTTTCCTCTGCCATATTGTTTCCTCCCACTCTTTACCGTTGTAGTCACGTAATTTTAATTTATCTATTAAAAAGACGAGCTCATGCCCGCCTCCTTAATAACTTATTCTTTGTGTTTTTTCTCCCTTACTCTCCGAACATTGCCATACAGCAAGTATCGCCGAATCAAGAAGCCCTATCTCCATTTGGTCGAACAAAGCCTTGTATCCGAATCCGCCATTACTGCCTATCGCCCTCTTCTGACAGTTCGTAGCGACTTGCGTGAGTGACGGCTGGTCCATGTGACAAATGCCCTGCTCATACAGTAACTGTTCGAACCTTGCATTAGCCACTATGACTTCCTTGACTGTTGGCAGGATGATACCTCTTATGTGTTCATCCTCAAGGTCTCGCTTCAGTACGTTCTGCGCCCCGGATCCATCTATTACGATGGACTTCGGAGCCATGTCTTTCATCAGCTTCACTATCCAAGTCGTGCCATTTCGGATAGGCTGACAATCGATCGCTTCGAAGAACACCTTGCCGTCATCCGTTTTACTTGCCACGGATACAGACACATTAGTCTTGCTGTATTTGACACCTACATACAACCTGCTCGATATCTTCGGCACATTAGAGCATTTGATCTCGCTCCATTCTGTTGCCGATATGTCTGACTGAAGGTTGTGCTTCGACCAGTAGCCAAGTCTTTGTATGTTGAAGTCGAGTTCATCACTCTTATCTTCGGCTCGTATCTTTCGCTCGTTCAGCTGAAACCCCATCGCAGGGTTGCACTCATACCACAGGTCTACATTGTTGCAGTCCGATATGTTCTCTGTAGACCATTCTGCCCAGCCTGTGTCTTCCGTCTTGCCGTTCAGACAGTCTGTCCTAAGCTTCGGGAATATCGTTCCGGGTGATAGGAGTGTCGGCGGCGTCCCACACAGAATTATCTGTGGGTTCGGGCTGTCAGACACAACATACTGGAGCGAACTCTGCTGATCATCCGTGTACTCTTGAGCCTCGTCTACTATCAGCGTGTCAAAACCTTCACCGAGTCCGCCTTTCGCTGTCCTCGTTCTGTAGTCTATCGAACCTCCTGTATCAAGAAGCCTTATTCGCTCAAGACCGAACTGCTTCGAGTATGTGTATGACTTCGTGTACTCTTCATCACGGCTCACTCTCTGTATCTCGCTGTACCCCATATCTCTAAGAAGCGTCGCAAGCCTGAGTGATGCGGATGAAGATGTAGTAGTCCTGTGCGCTGTGTGTAAGCACTTTCGGCCCTTGAAGATGTCCTGAAGCTCAAGTATCGTCAGGATCTCGCCTTTGCCGTTACGTCTCGGCACCTCATAACCGAACTTCGTATGAACGAACAGGCCCTCTTCATTGACCGCTCTTATGTCATACACAAGCGCTTCTTGCCACGGCTGCGGTTCTCTTCCACTTCGCTTATACAGGTCTATGGCATCTTCGCCAAGTGTTTCCGTGTAAGGAAGAACAACGGAACTTGTGGGAGTCTGGCGCCCATACCTGACGTCCACACTCTCACCTCCGTATTACTTCTTCATTTTTCGTGCCATAGCTTTGATACGCTTATCAAGCGTCTCTGCCTTCGTGTTCCATAGCACACCGTTGACATCCACCTCGCCTTTTGCAAGTGCCGTTATCTGGCCTTTAGCTTCTCTGCTTGGATAATACTCAACAGTGCACCTACAGCCTTCATGCCTGGCGAAGACATCAGGCGGTCTCTCGTTGTACTTGTACGTTCCGGCAAGTTCTGCGCACCAGTCTGTGTGCCTCGTATCGTGGCTCGGATAACTCCCCGACCATGTACGGACTATCACAGGCCCTAAACCAGCTTTGGCTTGGAAGTCCATGTTATAGTCCGCTATATCGTCCACCATACTCATAGTGAATGATGGCACAGCGTTCATGACTTCCGAACTCACCGCTTCCGGCTCAAGTTTGGCTATCTTCCCTGCAAGCTCAGCAACTTTTGCTTTGGGATACTTCGTATGAAGTGGCTTCACACCGATCTTCGCCGCTGCGTTAAGATTGCTTTGCGCTTGGTCTGCCGCTTCGCTTAAGACCCTGTGCGCTGCCCTCATAAACTCGTCAAGCTTTTCTGCAGAATATGTGGCGCTAAGTTCTTCCGCCGCCTTCTCCCCTACAAGCTCAGCAAGTTTATCGACCTGCTTGTAAGTACCGTAACCAGCGTTAAGCTCGTTTATCAAGTCTACCGCTTTATCTTGGCCTACTACGTCAACTAAAACTTCGATTGCATCTTGCATAAACACCTCCCTGATTTAACCGCATCAGTAGCGTAGTGGTATCTATACGCCCATCAGATCTCTTAACTTCTCTTCGTCAAAATAATCTGGGAACGACTGCTGAAGTTTAATGGCTGCATCGCCTATACCTGACATCGCTGCAGAATCCGGCTCGAATACCGGCTCCCACTTAGGTACTGTCAGATAGAATTGATTTCTCTTATACTTTGTGTTGTCTCTCAAACACGCAGCAAGATATCCTGCATTGAGGAAGCCTGAGCCGAACGATCTCTGTGCAGCTCTGGCTTTCAGCCTCAGGTTCTCGTGCGCTGCCTTTATTGCTTCCGAACTCGCAGGGTTGCCTGATGCGAATCCGAGGTCGTCCAGCGTGAGCCCTGTCTCCCCGGCAAACAACCCGGCAAACATTTTAAGCTGCTCTATATGTGGTGTTGCTGACTGCTGTTGGAACTGTCCTACTGTCGGCTTGTCTCCATCTTCATCCTTCGTTATTTCGATCATGGCACTCATTGCCGCAGTCCACGGTTCTATAGACTCCTTCTCGGGGTCAGTGCCAAGAATATACTTCTGCGGGACCGAATAAAACTCTGCCGATATCTCGGATCTCTTGACCGTCCTCATCGCAGAGTCGACTATGCTCATACATGCCCTGCTGATGTTAGACCTTCCGAATGGTCTCGCTGCATCCGGCCTGTTGATGATAGGCACCAGCAAAGGATAAGGCGCTGTGTTAGGGATTGTTTCTTCAATGCCTTCTTGAGGATATATGTACTGCGTCGCTCCTGGGATGAAGTACGCTTCTGTTATTGCTACTCCATTATCATCCCTGTCGAGAACTGCATACCCTTCCTTCAGCATCCCTGTGATCGGATCTATCACTCCTGTGGCGTTACCACCATCTATCACTTGCATGCGTGGATATCCGTCTTCATCAGAACTGATGTAGATAAAGTCACACGAACTTATAAGCGCACCAAGAATAGCACTATCCATCAGAATGTCAGGGTTGTTCATCTTGTAGATTTCGTTAAGATTAAAATTGTCCTCTGCGAACTCTCTGAACACCAGCCTGTCCGCCAGCGAGTCGACCGCCTTTGAACACCACCCGAGACAATTCATCCAAAACCTTAGCTTCGGAGGCGTGCTGATCTGGAAGTCCTCAGCCAAATGCTTCATGTCATAATACTGGTATCTCTTCCAGATCCTCGGTATCTTGTTATTCAGCTTGCTTTTTAAATAATTAACTCCATAAGCCATGTTATGTTCTCCTGTATATGGTATTCTGCGAGATAAATGCCCAATGACGGCGTGTATGCCGCAAACGTGGCACCAACGGTAGGGACGCCCCCCTATTCCCGTTCTGTCAGCCCTCGCCTCTATTGTTGAAGAGGCTTTAATGATTTATGTGCCCAATCAAATGTCGCAGGCAGCACTCTATTGGATACCACTTTATTCTCAACAATATTATTTTTAATTTCCAGCTTGTCAGACTTCTGTCTGTTACAGCATCTATGCGCAAGCTGGAGGTTGTTGATGTCGCATGGATGTCCTCCCTTGCTGACAGGAACGATGTGGTCGATCGTTGGTGACAGAGGGTGAGGATACTTCAAGCTAAAGTCTACAGGTTTGCCACAGATACCACAGACGGTCTGGGTCTTCATGATGAGGGCCCGGGCCTTTTCATATGCCCCCCGGTTTCCTGGGAGGCGGTCTGTTCTTATTTCTCTCATATCTCCCTCCCCAACAAAAAACCCCAGGCACATACCTGAGGTCTTTTGCGGTTTTTGTTTTCGAAGGAGGCGCCGATTAATGGTGCTTTCGTTCTTATCTCTTTTCTCTCAACTTAATGATATGCCTATATGAAAGTACAATTCAATACAATCTTACTGGACTCCGTTCTCCTCACGTTCCTGCTGCATGTCCTGTTCCTCGTACATGTCTTCCATCAGTTCTTCCTCCCAGCTTTCTTCTTCCTTTGCGGTCTGCCACATCGCTATGACAGTCAGTATCGCTGTAGCTATGAAGCCACCTATCAACATGAATACTATGTTCTTAATCATTGTTAACCAACTCCCTCAGCACCTTTGCTGTCTGAATAAACCCTTGCTTCTCCTGCTCGTCTGCGGTCATGATAATCTTTGATACCTCGACCACTTTGGCACTCGGCACATCTTGTAGAATTATCATCCCTGCTCTGTGCATACCATTCTCCCATTCCTCTGGCATCTCGCTATTCTTAAAGCACTCCATGATTTCTCGGTATGCGTTCTCTCTCTTTATGTAGTCATTCATTCTCTTGCTCCTTTCCGCTCTGCTCGTCCCTCGTTTCATACTTGCAATATGATGGCACAAACTCACATTTTAGTTTGAGATGCCTGCACCTCATACATTCCTCGTCATATGGATTAAATTCATCATCGACTAAATCCTTGACTAAAATCGGACTATCGTTGACTAACTCCGTCTGTGGCTCGTCCTTTGGTTCTGCGTATCTATCAAGCCAACCCATCTGCCAACATCTGAATAGGAAATTATTTAGCACTGCCATCTCTTCGGGACTTGATTCTATGTTAGTGCTGTCTAACAAGGCGGCTTTTGCTTTTGCTATAACCTCAAACCTATTATCCGTACATAATTCACTCATTCTCTTGCTCCTTCCTATACGGTTCGGGTAGTGGCATCCATGCGTAAATGTTGTGTAACGCTGTGGTTGCGTCATCTTCAATAATCTCCCAAAAGTCCCCGTATGCTTCGGTGCTGTCTAAATATCCCGTTTTCACTCCCCAAAACGTGGATATAAGCACAGTTTTTCTGTACTCAGGCAACCTCTCACTCACTAAAATCCAATCACTCATAATCTTGCTCCTCTAACTCAGCTAACTCTTTTTAGTATCTTCTTTGCCTTGCTTATGCACTCTGCTATTACTTCTGGCGTCAACTTACGTGTAAACGATTCGAGAAACTCTCGCCATGTCACCCTACGTTCTTTAGCATTACGTAGCCAGTAGCGGTGCTCATGCTTTTTCTTTACTCGCTTTTTCATGCTCTTGCTCCTCTGAAACACTTAACCTTTCAAAACCTTTCAAAACCTTACAATTACTTGTTAGGTTAACTTGCTTACGCAACTTCACAGCACAAAATGTCGTTCCATAACAACTTTCGCCCCAAAACGTGCAACTCGGATTCGTGTTATCAAAATACTCACACTCGCGACAATATTCAAAGCCATCACTCATGTTCTTGTTCCTCGCTTTCTATGACTGTTGGTGCGTTCATGCTCACGCTCCTTTCAATAATAGATATAATCTTTGCCTTGCTTCATCATCGTCACAAGTTATCCCATATTTGAGCATGAACCTATGAGCTCTTCTGTATCTCATAGTGACTTGCTTCTTTTTGATACGTTTATTCATGCTCTTGCTCCTTTGTTAAAATATCTTTGCACAGCGGACATAGCGCTTTTAATCCAAGTGCCGCAAGCAACTCACTCAATGCTTTCCAAAAATCTTCATAGACATAAATGCTATCATCTTTCCAATCCCAACATGTCAATTTTGCGTCCTTGCCGAGCCTGTGTATTAATTCAGCTAACTCTTTGTTACTCATTCTCTTGCCCCTTTCGTTCGCCATAATTACAATAGCCGTTCCTGTCTACAACAACGTCTATACCATGAACCCAACACAACACCTTTCCATCATGGTTATTTAACAACTCTTCGTGATGCTTGCAATCCTTGCACCGTACTACCTCGACCCCATCGGCACTCGGCACATCACATATTCTAACCACATATTGAACAGGACAATTCGTCAAGGCCTTTATTGCGTCCTCTCTCTTTATATAATCACTCATGCTCTTGCTCCTTTACCAATCATACGAGTTCTTACGCTTTAGCCACTCGTCGATATCATTTTTAACGCCCGCCTGGTAAATACAGTATTCGCCGTCGTCAAAGTCCATTACTCGGGGATCGGTTGTACCGTCGAATGTTTTTACCTCGCCGTTTTTATAAGTTATGCGTGCCATCTCGTCGCCCGATGTTACACGAATGTCGATACGTAAAATATCATCAAGGTTGTTTAAGTCTACGCCCGTTTTGGTCTTGTTATCGTCAAAATCAAGTAGTATCAGTTCTTTCATCTTTGCCTCCTGTTCTCAAAAAATACTGCGGGTAAGGATTTGCACCTTTCATGATGTGCCCTCCCGTGTACTTAAGGGCTACTCTTGCTGTTGCACATCTCACCTGACCCAACGTCTACCTATTCCGCCACCGCAGTTCTAACATTCTCCCTTCGGATGCGGACCATGCTGCAAAAAGGTCCTTATCAAATCAGCATGGCCCGCACCGCCACTACTATATGTCAAGGGCGAGTCGCCACTCAACAACATCGTTATTCTCCACATACTTCCGCTTGCCGTAAACTTTCCACCTGCCGTTGTCGTTAAGCTTCGCCTGGTATTCTTTACCGTCTCTCGTATGGATCCAGCACGGCGTCTGGTACGGCGGATGTGTCTTCGGACTGTTGGCTCTCCACATTCTCACCACCCCTTTGCTTCTGCGATAGCTTCATCCATTGTCTCTACTGTTACCCCGAGCTCCTTCGCCATCTGGTCTATCTTCTCATTCACCAGCTTGATGCACTCGGGGCAGAACTCTGTAAGGGTAGGCTCGCCACAGATCCCGCACATGTTTGCGTCTTCTATTTCTGAAGAACCACACTCAGGACAGGCATAACTGTACAGCCTGCTCGAGTTCGGGTACATATCATCCTGCGGTCCTTCGTCTATCATCAGCGGTTCCATGAACTGCGCTCCGCACTCTTTGCATATCATTACATCGTGTCTCATGTTTCCTCCTGGTATATATCAGCCCTGCGGTGATAAGGGTATATAGGGATTTAAGATTATATAACGTTCTGTTGTTCAATTTGATTGATACTGATAAGGGATTGTTGATTGTGCACACCGCAGGGCTTGATAACTAAATTAGTTTGCTTACTTCCTTCAGTCCTTTCTTATGAATGTTGAATAGGCTTGTCCTCGAGTACGGCAGTTCGACCTCCACCTTCTCCCATATCTGCATTAGGATGTAACGATGCCACAGTACACGCCGACAATCTGGATCCAGCTGGTTGATCACACGCACAACAGCTTTCATCTTTTCATTCTCTCTTTCCCTTGCAGCGTCCAGCTCCTCCTGCATATCCGTCAGCCTTGCTATAAGTGCCCCGATCTTGTCCGGGTCATGTGACGTCTGCACCTTGTCCGAGCTCAGCTCCTGCGTGAGACTTACACTCTGCTCTCTGATGTATTCTATCTGCTCCTTCAAGCTGAGTGTCTTCTTATAGGCACGCTCATATTCAGTTAAGAACTCTTTTGCTGTCATTTGCTCCCCTTGCGCATCCACGGCCTGTGCCGCACTAATTGATCTATCCCCTTGTCTTCTCTTACTTGTTCCCGATATTCGTCCAATGCCTTTCTGAATGCCTTGTACTTCTCGCACTTGCTATGGCACCCAACGTGTCTGTCTTTACAATCAAGGCACTTACTTAATGGCTCCTTCATACATCATCATCCAATCCTCAAGCCGCATCGTCACAAGCCACTCGCAGTCATTCTTTCGGTGCATTACCACAGGAGTCTCGTTCTCCCTCGCATCATGTCTCGACTGACTTATTGCATCATAGAGGTTCAGATGCTCGACTCTCTTGCATTCGATGTGGATGCCGGGAAGCCCCACTACATCTGCATCGCCATTAGCTCCTGAGTACTGCTGCCCCCTTCTCGTTTCATAGCCGTATTCACGCAGCCTTTTCGCCAGCTCTCTCTCACCTCTTGCTCCCTTCTGTCTGCTGTTCATGGCTCGTCTCCTTAGAACGGTACTGCCTCGTCTATGGCTTCGAATCCCATCTGACTTGGCTCTTCCTTCTGTGCAGCCTGGTATCCGTTTCCGAGATTGTTCTCGTAGTTAAGGAACTCTACCCTGCTTGCTGTTATGTCTGTTGTGTAGACGGTCTCACCTTTCTTGTTCTGGTAGGATCCTGTTGTGACCTTGCCCTGTACCGCTACCATTCTTCCCTTCTTCAGGTACTTCTCACAGCTCTCTGCCTGCTTACCATAGACCACTATTCTCGGGAAGTCTGCCTGCTGCTGTCCTCCCTTCGCCATCGGTCTATCTATCGCAAGTGTGAATGTTGTCACCGCCTGCTGACTGCCCGATGTGTATCTCGTCTCGGGGTCTCTTGTCAGCCTGCCTATTAACTCTACGCTGTTCATTTCTTCCTCCTGTTCTTCTCGCTCGGCATACTTCTGCAAACCATGTTATGCTTTGCCATTTGTTCTACATTGAGCTTTCTCATTATGTTCTTCTCTTCTGCTATGTCCGGGTCATCATCCTTCTGCGGACATAACGCCATTATCATCCGCTGGTTCTTCGTGACGTAGTACGGACTATTGTCCATCTTCTCAAGGTACAGCCTCTCGTTGAACCATCCGTTGTATGTCATCTTCCGAAGCATGTCATCCTCGTGAAGCCCCAGCTGTACGAGTGCCTTCTTGCATTCCTTCCTGTACAGATATGCTGATATCATGCCTTCTTCCTCTTCATCGCATCCTCAAGTGATATGATGTTCAGCTCTACCGTCTCGATCTCGGAGTGTTCAGCCCCACTATCCACAAGCTGCTGCTTGTACTCCTTCAGATGGTCAAGCCTCTCCTGTTGGACTTTGGTGTTGGCTGCAGCCTTATTCTCGTTCGGCTCCCATGACATCAGTAACGCCTGCCAATCATATATGCCCTTCCACCCTCTTGCCTGGTAGTAGCTGTAGAACCTGTTCGGATCCACATGACTCTCTTTCTCAGTACAGAAGTCCTTAACTTCATCGAGTGTGGGTGTCTCTCTTACACTCTCTTTGTTTCTTCTTTTCTTCTTTTCTTCTTGTTTGTGGTTAGGTTGTTGGTTGCACTGTTGGTTACTTCGAGATACCCCACCTTGATAATCGCTGTATTTTACAATGGTCACAGTTGACGCTTTGTTGGTTGCACTGTTGGTTATTTCGTTGGTTGCTTCCAGATGCTTAAAAGCGGTCTTGACTTCCTGTACTGTCAGCCCTGTTTTCTTGGCGATCTTCGCCTTTGACGTGACCACCTGTCCTCGTCTGATCAGCTGACCTTGCCACATCTGGTCTTCATGGTTAGCCATCAGCAGAAGGTATATAAATACCGATAATGTGTTGGCATCGCTGAACCATTCCCAGTCTATTAACTTTCTGAACAACTTGATGTAGCCTGTCATCTTATCTCCCACCACTTGATGTTTCCATTAACGAATATTCTTATGAACTCGGATTGTGTGTGCCCCTCGTTGAGAAAAGCCGCTCTTCCGTCTTCCTTGAGTTGGGCTGCCTTCTCCCACTC